TTCTCCAGCATCTCCAGATAGCAGTCCTCCGGGGTCACACCGCCGGTGCGCCCGCCGTTGTAATGGTCTGCCATAATGGTGAGCAGCGCCCACATAAGGCTGTTCTGTGCCGTGCTGCGGGCTTTGTTCACCGGCTCCACCGTCAGGGTGATGTGCAGGGGCTGACCGTGTGCCAGCTCATCCAGACGCTGGTAGATCTGTCTCTCCACAAATCCCCCTGCTTTTTCCACTTCCAGCTTGCCGGTCTGTGGATAATACACCACCGGCAGGCGGCCGATCACTCTGCTTGCCATACCACTTTGCGCTCCCCCTGCAGCAGCTGCACACCGATGATGTGCCCATCCTCAGCCCGCAGCAGCTTGTCCACGGTCAGAGCGCCGTGCAGGCGGTAGCCCGCCACCGTGGGCGGGTCGTTGGGGTTCTTTGCCCGCTTGTGCACCGGGTCAATGCTGACCTGATCGGCGGCAAAGGTCAGGGAGGGAAGCGCCATCACATCAGCACCGGCACCCCAGAGGGCGCAAGCAGCCAGAAAGCTGCCGTTTTCCTTCCACTTGTCGGGGTTGGAGATCTGCAGCTTACCCGCCGGGGCAGCTGCGTCCTTGATGGCGAAGTTGTTCATCAGCGGGTGATACACGCCCACGCCGCACCAGAGACGGCCATCTGCGAAGTAGTAGCGCCGCGTCCAGCCCAGCGTGCCAAACGTTTCATCCATCATGCACCAGACGGCAGCGGGGTCAGGCAGCAGCCGGACGCGCACGGCATCCGCGCTGCACTCGCAAATGACCACCTGCACCTCCTGCGGGGCTGTCTGGCGGGGCTTGGGGGCAAACAGGGGAAACTGTACCGCCTGTGCCGCCGGGCGCTCCTGTGCGCTCTGGGCGGGCTTTCTGCGGGTGGTGCTTTTCGCGTTACTTTTTGCGGTTGTAGACATTTTGCAAACGCTCTCCTTTCTCGTTGTAGGATCTCGGATCAGCCAGTGGGTGCTGCCAGCCATACTGCAGGGCACCCTGCGCGGCTGCACGCTGCTGCGGCTTGACGCTCCACAGCTCATTCATTTCTTCTGCGGTGACATTGACGGCGGTGCGGGTGTACCCGGTGCAGGGCACCATGCAGATCACCACGCCGTCTGCCGAGGTGGCATATACCACAGGCGGCATCAGCTTGCGGATCTCGCACAGCAGGCTTGCCTGCTTGGCCGGGGTGGTGGCTTTAGGCCATAGCCAATCCTCGTCTAACAACCATGTAAGCTTGCCGTCAACAAGGACGTTCCTCGCTTTGGGCCATACGTTGTTATGGATCATGCGCCGCACCGCAGCAGGCGTTTTCCCGTGGATCTCTGCCCACTCCTCAACGGTGACCATTCTTCCCATGGGATCATCTCCTTTCTGTGCTTGATACACTGGAAGTGGCTCTTGTTTTACCTCCTGCCACCATTGGAGGGTGCTGGTTATGCCGGGCTGATGCTCAAAATTTTGTCATCGCCCTGAATATACCGGCAGTGCATGGAGCAATACCACAAAAGCATCTCGCAGACGCAGTGGAAAGACCTGCCGATGTGACGGCCCGCTATCGACTGCGAGAGGTCGGCCAGAAGCAGCTCGGCGGCAATGGCATCCTCTACTTGGAGGACAAGGTTGCCCGTTGTCGGATCCTCGTCCATGTCAAGGCTTTTCAGGTGGTATGTGTAAGTAATGCGGATATCTTTCATTTGGTTCACCCCTCAGCGGTTGCTGTTGCGGTACGTCAGGGCAACGTAGAGCAGATCCAGACCGAGGATCACATAGATCAGTGCTTTCATGGGTGCGCCTCCTCAATGGAAATAGCCTTGATCGGGCACGGGTACACAAACCACCGGCCTGCCAGCCTCTCAAGCCATCTTATGGCATAACATAACCGGTTTGCCTCCAGTCCGCTCTCGCTGTTGGTCGGCAGCGGTACGTCTTTCAGTTGATCGGCTGCTGCATCTTCCAGAATGAGGCTCAGGCTATGCTCTGCCGGTTCAATATCGGCGACACAGGCAAAAGAATCATAAACAACAGTTACTTTTTTCATGGGTACGCCTCCAGACGTGTGATCTGATAGATGGAGTTATACAGGTAGTGTCTGCCGCCGCGCAGATACTCCAGATTGTTCAGCAGCATCTCCAGATGGTACAGGGCAGGCGGCGGGTTGCTGCCCTTGAGGTGGTAGTGCAGCCAATGGATCAGCTCGCCCAGCTGCGGGTCATTCAGGCGCAGCACCGTGGAGGCCTGAACCTTGCGCCCGTGGCCATCCACGGCGTAGTACAGGATGCCGGCATATTGCAGCCACTCCTGATCTGTGCTATACTCTGGGGTGAGAAGTGTTTCTATATTCTCTTTGAGCTTGTCCGTGTGGCCGCACGGGCAGGCTCTTTCTTTTTGCCCGGTCATAAGCCCATCAGCTTGGTGAGAAAAGCTGCCTCCTTGCTGGTAAGCTTGCTTTTGTGGTCGCTGGCCTTGTCCTCGTAGGCGGAAATGATGACAGCCTTCATATCATCGGCGAAACAGTCCGCAGCCTCGCGCACCTTTTTGTCCGGCAAGTTCGGGATGAGACAATCAACCACCGTTTCAGCAGTTGCCAGCGTGAGCAGAAGAAGCCGGTCGATCTTCTTGCCTTTCCCGATATAGCTGACAGATACGGTGTCCTCATGCTCTTCAATGATAATTTTCATAAAATACCTTCCTTTTCCAGCCACTCCCGCCGCACCTTCTGCACATGGTAGATGTACAACCGGGGTGGACCCTTTCTTGTTTTTGAGTGTGTTACTGCGGAGTAAAGGCTGTTTTTGTTGACATATCCCATCTGCCGGACAATCATGTCAGCAGTACCGCAGGCCACGATCTCGTCCGTTTTGGCGTTGTAGACCGTGTACCACGACATCAGGTCGTTGTCTCTCATGCGCCCTGCCGTGGCTCTTCACCGCTCAGTACCCAGCGCAGGCGGCGGATCACATCGGCGGTTTTCACCTCGGTGCTCCCATTTTCAGCTTTACCGGTGTACCATCCGATGGACTGCAGCAGCCGATCCCGCAAAGCGCGCAGCTCTTTCAGGTCATCCATGTTACCCTGCCTTTCTCTCGTTGGAGGTCTTGACGGTGGTCTGCTGCTGCTTCTGGGCGCTGTGCTCATAGTGCTTGCTGTCGGCAAGCATCACAGCAATGCTGAAGATCAGACCGCCGCCCAGCGCGAGTAGGATCCACGGTGCAGCCTTGACCGCTGCAGCTGCCTCCCAGCCGCCCCGCATGACCAGCAGGTGCACAATGCCCATGCTCAGCCAGATCAGCACCCGGGCTGCACCCACGCCTGCCAGAAAAGCCACGCTGCAAATTTTAAGATACCGTTTCATTGTCCTTGTCCTCCTCAGTTTCCACACAATCCAGCAGATCGGCGGCGTTGGTCATTACCCGGATCAGCCACGTTTCGGGGTCTGCGCTGTTTGCGGCCAGAGCAGCCACCAGCGCAATACAAAGGTTTGTTGCATCTATGCCGATGCAGGTTGTTTCAACCTCCGGGTTTCCATCGTCACCATACTGCACACGCAGATACGGCTTGACCTTGCCGGTCAGGCTTCCCTCATCGCTGGCTGTGATCTTCATGCTGCACCATCCTTTTCTTTCACACCAATCCTCTCCGCGTCCTCCGGCTTTGCCACCGGGCTGCGCTCTGCTGCCCACTTGGCCAGCAATGCCGGGTAGATCAGATACACGTCCTGCCCGCCGGGGGCGGGTGCCTTGATGTAATCGCCAAACGGGAAAACCCGCTGCTGCAGCCCCAGCTGCAGCGTGTCCTTGCCAATGGAAAAGCCCACGTCCCGCAGGTAATCCACGGCCACCTGCGGCCTTACAAATGCTTTCATGCTGTCCTCCTTAGTCCGGGCTAAAGGTCTGGCACCGGTCGTCCTTGCCGTTTTTGAAATCTTCCAGCGCTTTGATCTCCTCCGGGGTGAGGCCGGTGTCCTCGTACTGGCCGAGGCGCTGCACCAGCTCGTCCTTTTTGGCGGTGCTCCAATAGCCGCTCTTGATGCCGCTGCACCGCGGGGCTGTCAGTCTTTCCATGCGTCATCCTCCATGTCAATGCCAAATTCCTCGCAGATGGTCTTTGCCACCGGCTTGGTAAAGCCGATCAGATCGCCGTCCACCGCTGCACAGAGAAAAACGTCACCCACGATCAGGTCACCGTCCTGACGGCAGTACAGCCAAGTGGCTTTATCGTTGCGCTTGGCGCCGAACAGCCTAGCGTGCTCACCAACGACCAGCCGGATGCCGTCCACCGGCTCCCGCGCCCATTCCGGTTCGAGGCTGCTGTCCAGCACATCGATAAAGCCGTCAACCAGCGTCTCCATCTCGCCCAGCGTCAGACTGCCGTCAAGATGGCAGGGGATCAGCCGCCCCTGCGTGCCAGCAGGCATATAGATCATGTAGCGGTTCATGCTTTTTACATCCTCCTCTTTTCGATCCACGCGCCAATGCGCTCATAGAGGGCGATCATGCGCTTGCAGTGGACAATGCGTGCCCGGCAATACGCAACCTTGACCTTGCAGGCAAGGATTTCAATGTCATCACGCACAAGGCGCGCCGTCAAAATGAAACGCCGCACTGATATCCACCTCCTCCTGACTGGCAATGATCTCAATGGTCATTTCCAGATCATCCAGATCGGCGCACAGCCTGCCGCACACATCATCATAATTGACCTGCTCGCCCTTGATGGCGGCGGTGCCGGTTGCGCTGTTGATCTCCTGTGCGTGCTGGATGATGCCAACAGCCGCCATCAGGAGATTTTTAGTTGCTGCTTTCACGGTACGCTCCTTTTTTGTCTAGCATACTAGACAATCATGCTAAAAAAATATCGCTCACTTTTTTGTCCAAAGCGCCTGCAATCTTGGTCAGGGTCTCCGTGGTGGTCACCGTAATAGACCCATTTTCAAGTCCAATGATGGTTGCACGAGACACATTTGCACGCTTTGCAAGCTCTCCCTGCGTAAAACCTTTCTCCTTGCGTGCTTCTTTGATTTTAAAGGGCATCCGTTTTCACCTCCTCCGTACACCCAACAGTCTAGCAGACTAGACAAAGAATGTCAAGCGAATTTGACAAAAGGCTTGATTTTTTGTCTAGCAAAATGTATGATGTACTTGACACCATTAAAAGAAAGGAAGGTGGTTCAACGTGATTCTGGGCGATCTGATAAAAGAGTACCGCCGAGAACATGGCTACAGTATGGATCAGTTTGCCAAAATGTCCGGGCTGAGCAAGGCATATATATCCATTCTGGAACGAAACGTAAACCCGGTAAACAACAAGCCCGTCATACCATCGCTTGAGACGATCAAAGCGGTGGCGCAGGCAATCAACATGGATTTCAATGATGTGATAGCCGTGCTGGACGGGAATCAGCCTGTTTCGCTCAAAGATGAGCCGGAGATCCCGCCGGGATTTCAGCCAATGCCTGCCATGACAGAGGTGCCGCTGGTTGGCCGGATCGCCTGCGGCACGCCCATTACTGCAGAGGAGAACGTTGAGCGCATGGTCTGCGTGCCTGCCAAGTGGCGGGCAACGTTTACCCTGACCTGCGAGGGCAGCAGCATGGAGCCGAAGATCCATGACGGCGATCTGGTGGCAATCCGCAGCCAGCCAACGGTTGAAAACGGCGAGGTTGCCGCCGTGCGGATCGATGGCGAGGCCACCTTGAAGCGGGTGTACTTGCATGAGAACTTTATCGAACTGCGGGCAGAAAACCCGGCTTATACCAGCATCATCCTCACCAAAGAGGAGATGAACACGGTGACGATTGAAGGCAAGGCCGTGGGGCTTTGCAGGGATATCTAAAACATTGAGGTGAGATTATGAAAGGAGTAGCCAAAATCGGCGTAGTGGCAGGCGTGATGGTTCTTTGTCTGACGGCTTGCGGTGAAAGCAGAGTTTCAGTGTCATCGGAAATTACGTCCGCTATTTCACAACCCGCAGAAGTGTCAACGGAGTATTTCAAGTCTGATAAGGGATTGAATCATTTCTTTCAGAAGTATAATGAAATCGCTGAATATCCTTTTGAAGAGGAACAAATACAGCAGGGAAACGTAAGAACAAAGGCCTTAATCTCAACTGGCGATTTTTATATTGAGATGGTCAATAGTCAGAACGGCCTCGAAATTCTTATAGATGATGGCCCGGAAGAATCAGCGGCACTTTACCCTGTATTCCGAGATTTTTTGAAAGTCATGGATGACTCGCTTTCTGATGAACAAATTGAACAGGCATGGAGCGATATCAAAGAAATTGGAACAAAATATATGTATGATGGAAACTATGCTTTAAACAGTCTGAAAATGAATTACAGCAATGTGGAATTTCAAGGTTCTCGTCAAGTGAAAGTCCATATCTACGGCCTGCAATATTCGGCATAACCGGAAGAGGAGTGCAATATTATGGGGTTGCGATTTAGAAAAAGCATAAAACTGGGAGGTCTCCGTATCAATTTTAGCAAATCTGGCATCGGGTACAGTTACGGCGTTAAAGGGCTTAGATACACGAAAACAGCTAATGGAAAGGATCGCATCACAGCCTCTATCCCAGGCACCGGTATATCCTTTGTGGAGGAGAGTGCCAGAAAAAAGCGAAAAGGTTCATCAACGCAGCCAGCTGTACCGGAGCCAAAGAAAAATTATCGTATTCCGCTGGCGATAAAAATTCTTGCCGTTTTGTGCGGCATCGGATTTGTTGCCTATTATATAGCGCAGGGGTGGGAAATGGTCACGGCGTTGTGTTCCGGCGCGCTCATGGGCGGTCTGAGCTATCTCGCTTTTTCCTTTCTGTATGGAGCGGCGGCGGAAGCAGTTGGCTCCTTGCTGCACAAGGGCATCTCGCCTGCGCAGAATGACGATCCCGACGATCCCGAGGAAAAATAAAAAACAAAAAACCTCCCCCAGTGCGCCAACACCGGGAGAGGTTCCGATCTGTATGCCTGCGGGGTCACAGATCTGTACAGGAATGAGAAGCCCTGCACAAACTATGATACCACCGCCGGGCAAAGTATGCAAGCGGAGGGAAAAATGAAGTGTCAAAGAACCGCCTGCGGGCGGGAAATACAGGAAGATGCCCTGTACTGTCCGTATTGCGGCAAAAAGCAGCAGCGCACGGCAGCACCAAAGCCGCGCAAGCGCGCCAACGGCAAAGGCTGCATCTACCGGAGCGGGAAAACGTGGACAATACAGGTGCGCGTGGTGCGTGCCGGCACGGTGGTCTATGCCCGCAAAAAGTGCGGCTTTCCCACCCGGGCAGCCGCCGAGGAGTATCTGGATACCTACACCCGCACCGGTGTAGCGCCCAGATCCATGCGCCTGATCGACTGCTGGACAGCCCTGCAGCAAACAAAAAAGTGGCAGGCGCTCAGTAAGGACAAGCGCAGCCATTACGGCACCGCATGGCGCAGGCTGGAGCGGATCCAGATGCAGGTTGTCGGGCAGATACCTTTTAAGGTGCTGCAGGAGCTGACGGATGCCGCGCCTGGTGACTACTATGCCCACCGGGATATCAAGACGCTGCTGGGCAAGCTGTACGAGGTGGCGGTCACTAGCGAGGCGCTGGACATGGCACAGGACAAGACCGCCCTGATCGAGCTGCCGCCGGTGCCAGACAGCGAGCGCGATGCCTACACCGTGGACGAGGTGCACCGGATGTGGCAGGCGTACCGCGCCGGGGACGATCTTGCCCGGTATGCGCTGATCCTGTGCTACACCGGCATGAGACCGGGCGAGCTGATGCAGCTGGATCTTGCCAACATCGACCTCCAGCGTCAGTGCATCATAGGCGGCATCAAAACGGCAGCGGGCAAAAACCGGGAGATCCCCATTGCCACCGCCATCGTGCCGCTGGTGGCCGAGGCCATGCAGGTGGCCACCCACGGTCTGGCTGATGGCTGCCGCGAGCACTTTTATGATCGCTGGTGCCCGGCAGTGGAGCACTGGGGCGGCAGGCCACACATGACCGCCCACAGCTGCCGCCATACGTTGGCAACAGCCATGGAAGCCGCCGGGGTGCAGCCGCTGCTGCAAAAGCTGATCCTTGGTCACGCGGTCAGGGATATCACGCAGCATTACAGCCGCCACCAGCTTTTTGAGGATAAGCTGGCAGCCGTGGAGCTGGCAACCGCCGCTTTTAACGAGTGACGGCGATGCCCCCGGTGTTGCCCCATCTGGTTGTATCCGGCAACGTTATAGCGTTGTTTTTTAAGGCTCTGCTAAGGGCGTAGGTCGTCTAAACAACGGCGCGAGGGTTCAAATCCCTCCTACTCCGCCAAGAAAATCCCTCGTAGTTTCGTGAAAACTGCGGGGGATTTTCCTTTTGTCAGAAAAATCTAAAACGCCACAGACTGTAAAAGCCTGTGACAGTTGCACCCTCTGATGCACCCTGTTTTCTCTGCACCTGGCAGCTGGTGCGACAAATAACAAAAAGCCCCGGGGATCCATTAAGGTTCCCCGGGGCTTTGCTATGTCACCATTTTCGTGGCGCAACGAAAATGGTTATGTTTTCGCAACGTCACGAAAACATTAGTATACGTTTTTCCGCTGCCGTTCCAGATACTGATCCGCAGCAATGGCCGCCGGGGTGAAAGAGTTATTCTTCCACCACGAGATCAACGCGGCCACGGTGGTAATGCCCGCCGTGACCAACTGCTCCACGGTGGCGCTCTCGATAGGCAGCACGGGCTTGCCCAGAGCGCTCAACACCTGATTGGTCAGTGCCAGCAGCAGGACAGCGGTGCGGGCGATGGTTGCGGTAGAGATGTGATACTTAGACATGGTTAGATCCTTTCTGCTCTGTGGAGCTTTCTGCTTTTTGCTTGAGGATATCCACGGCCTTGATAATGACCTCCGGGATCGGCAGCCCCATCAAGCCCGCATTTTCGATAATAGAGATCGTTTCATTGGCCACGAACGCGATAACGGCAGCGTCCCGCACGAAGTTGGAGCCCATCACGGCATCCAGACGGCAGGCAACCAGCACGATCAGCAGGGTCTCGCCCTTGCGGATCAGCCCCTTCCAGCCTGCGCGGCTTTCCAGCGTGCCGGTCTCGGTCTTGGGGCTTGCGTGGAAAACTCCCGCCACGATCAGACCGGTGATGTAGTCGATGGCCATAAAAATGACCAGCGTTTGCAGGGATGCGTCCCAGCCGCCGAAAAGGCTGGCGATCATGCTGCCGATCGCGCCGATGGCAAAACATACATAGTCTTTCACGGCTCGCCTCCTCACATCGTCCACCGGCTTTTGTTCGGTCGGGTGTCAACGTGCACCCAGCCCTTTGCCCGGCCTGCCTTGACGGGATAGCGGCCAACGCCGCCCCAGTTGTGCAGCAGGCTTTCCGCGTATGCTGCCACGTCCTCCACGCTGGTGCTCGCCACCTGAATGTCCGCAGCGCGGCCAAGCAGGTGCTGGCTGCTCTTGGAGCCGCCCACCTTGGCGTTGTGTGCGGGGGTGCGGTAGCCGCTGGTAATGGTCACTGCCTTGCCGAAATGCTCCCGGATACACTGGAGCAGCAGCACCAGCGCCTCGTCCACAAGGATCTCGTCAGAACCATCCTTGCAGCGAAACTCCCGCACCTTAAAGTCCGGTGCAAGCTTGCGGTTGCCGTCCTTTGCAAGGCTATACTGTCTGATCATCTCGTTTCACGTCCTTTCCTTACAGCCGCTTCAGCAGCGCAGCGATGGGCTCCATGTAAAACCGCTCGTAGCCGGCCTTGTTGGGGTGTGTGCCATCAATCGTGTACTTGTCGCTCAGCTCGCTGACGCCGTGGGCACCCATGGGCGGGGCGCATTCCTCAATATCCACATAGGGCACGCCCCACTTTTTAAGCGCCGAAAGGATCGCGGGCTTGTAGGTCTTGTACCAGTTTTCGCTGCTGGCAAACAGTCCGCCGTGCGGGAACACATAGGCCACACGCTTATCACTGTGCTTTTTGGCCAGATAGTCCAGCATCGCTTCCAGCGTACCGATCGTGTCCCCCATATAGAACGCCGGATCAAAGCTTCCGTTCAGCGCGCCTAGCTTGGCATTGTTCCATGCATCATTCACGCCGCCCTCCAGCAGGATGTAGTCTGCCTTTTCCAGCTCCGTAGAGCTTTTCACGGTCATGCCGATGCTGGTGCGGTAACCGCCGTTCACATTGTCAGGGACCAGTGTCGCCAGCGTTGCACCGTCCACCGCTTCGTTGATCAGCTGCATTCCGTACCGGTCTGCAATGCACTTGCCGTAGCCGCCCGCGCTGCCCTTGCCATAGGCGATGCTGTCGCCTGCAACATACAGTGTTTTTCCCGCCAGCGGGTCAATGATCTGACCGTTGATGTCAAACACTTCCATTTTACCACCCCTTCTCGATGTAATTGTTCACCTTGTCGTCACTCAGCAGGCCTTTATACACCCTGCACTGGTACAACGTACCAGACCAGAACTGCTGCTTTTTACTGCCGTCCGCGCTCTGCGCCGCACCGATCAGGAAGGTCTGGGGCACGTCTACGATTGTGCCGTTTGTGGTTTTCCACTCGGTCA